TAACTTGAATTGTGTCTGATACATTCATAATCTGTGCTCCTGTCCATTGAACGGTAGTATATCCTGGTAAAACTGTGTTATAAAACAAAGCGTTAGAAGCACTTGGTGTGCCTTGATCTGGAACTAAACTAATATAGATATGCTTCGTTGACCCTGTGGTATTCATTACAGTAATGTCTTTTACATAAGTTCTGGTATTAGCAGGTACAGTATAGACTGCAATGTAATCTGTGGTAGCCGCATATTGAGATAGAAGGGTTCCTGTAATATCTTGAAATGCCATTAATAATCTCCTAACCAGTGCAGTGTATTCAGTCCATCAGCTCTAGTTTTAACTGCATTGTTATTAGCATCAATAGTATTAAAATAAATACGAAGCTGATTAACTAATTGTAAAAATTGCTCTCTTTGATAATCAGGACCAGGATTAGTTAAGTTAGGTCCTTTTGTTGAAGTTATGATAGCCATTATCCTCTCCTTCCATCAGGTCTAAAGTCAACACGTACAGCACCTATTTGCCATTGAGTTCCTACTGTGTTTGATGCTATTTTAAAATTCATCTGACGACCGCGTGCTCTTACAAAGACTTGATTTGTATATTGATTTATTGATGCCGTTGTAATCACATCTCTTGTTAAAGTATTTCCTGCAACATCACTTGTATTATTAGAAGCTCCTGGGAAATTACGTACACCAACAGTCATCTCAACTTCTGGCACGATGGTAGCTCCTGTTACCGAGTTTGTAGTATCTGAGTTCGTAAAGTTCACATCAGGGATAACGCGTTTAGTTAAAATAAAATTATCTCCGTCTTCAATTGCCATATCTGAAGATTGTATGTATGCACTAATAGGAAGTGGAGCAGCGCCTTTAGGTTGACCATCATCATTGCCAACTTCGTGTTCATAAATATACCCATTACTTGCAGCCAGTGGAGAAGTTAATATTTGAGAATCAAACCATGCTGTTCTATTTAATGTACCGTAGTACCAGATTTGCTCTTGATAATTATAGATCACATAGCGATTAATGCTTGAAGAATTAGCAGAAGCATAGAACCAAATAATCTCACTAAATTCTCTATTTGATCCTGCAAAGATAAGTTGGCTTTGAAGCAAGTTAATATCAGTAAATATGTATTGGCGTAGTGTACAAGGTAAAGTGTTTACTCGACCGTCATAGACGAAGAACTGATCGTGCCCCATCCAGAATACCATGTTATTAGCTTCAGCCACAGCATTAGGTCCAACAATATTAATATTATTAGATATTAAATTCAAACTAAATACTTCTGTTGTTCCTAAAAATTGAAGTGTATTAATTGCCGTGTCGGTAAAGATAAGAATCTCTTGTCTTGTTTTATATCCAGCAATAATTTGAGAACCATCTTTTACTCGTAAGAATCCTGCTGAATTAGTTATTTCAGGTTTCCATTCTTCAGGCTGAGGTCCAATATCTGGATCAACGTTAGCCCAGCGAATTAATAAGGGGTCAAAGTTTCCTGAATAATTAATCGATACAAAGGTTCCTACAGTTGTTGCATTTGAACCTGGGTCATAAGGCAATGTTACAGTAAAGGTTGTTGATGTAGGAGTGGCTACAACTTGGTATTCGCCTTGATAAACTTGTGGAGCTTGTCCGCTAAACTCAACCCAATCTAATGGGTCTAGACCATGTGAAGTATTTGTTGTAATTGTTGCTGTTGTTCCTGATCGAGTAATTGAGTTTATAACTGCACCTGTACTTGTTGCTCTTCCATATTCTGTACAAGATAAAGCAAGAAGATGTCCACTCGGAGCAAACATAACTTCACCTACTTGTTCAGGTACAGCACGGGAACCTGCTAAAGTATTTAATCCCACAGAGATGTTACTAAAATTAGAAGTGTAATCCCAATAATAAATATCTCCTGCTTGGATATTCCAGATTAAATCATTGTTAAATTGATCTTGGAAAATAATTCGTGGAGGGAGTAAGACTGGATTAGTCGACGCAGAACCCCATGTACCTCGGCTCCATGTTCCTGTACCCCAACCATAACCATAGGTGTTACCACCAAAGCCAATATGAATTTGAAAAGTTGCTGTAATAGACGTACCGCCTCCACCTGATACAGTAGAAGTTGCAGCTGTTGTTACCGTTATATCAAAGGTTGTCGCCGTAACATTAGATACTTGATGTTCTGTATTTAGTTCACCTGATGGAACTCCACCTACAGTAGTAGCACCTGCAAAAGTAACATAGTCTCCTTCATTAGCCCCATGTCCAACAAGAGTTACAGTGACTGTAGTAGACCCTGTCGTTGTGTCAAAACAATTATCTGTTGAGGGTGTAGTTGTTGAAGTGTAAATAACTCGAACAGGAGTTATATCATATAGAGCAGTTCCAACAAGCACATAAAACTTTTCACTGGTACCTAGCCCTGTAATTATGCTACCGTCTGTTGTCCGGTAATTATATAAGCTACGACATTGTCCAGCATAAGGTTCAAAGTTTAGAACTTGCCATCCACCAATTTTCTCAGCAAAACCAGAACGAAATCGAACTTTATCCATTTCATACCAACCGCCTTCATTAGCATAATTTGTGTTATCCCGGTTGATACCTGGTTTAAATAGTAATTTTTTTAGTGCCATTTTATCCTCGCATTAATAAAGCGTGTTCTGCTATTCTACGACGTTGCAGCCCTTGTAACACTTTACCCCCTGCTCTACAATATTTTAATAACGTCTCCCCAGCAGTCTCCTTATCACCACGTATAAATGCAGACCGAACTGTCGAGCGCTGAAATGTTCCCAAACCAAGATTAAAGCTAAAGCTGACAAGAGCATCAAACTCAGACTGTTTTGGTTGCACAGTACCCAGCAGACGAAGTACTCCAGCTTCAAAGCGTAATAAATCTTTTCTAAGTAAATCATCTATTTCCTCACTAGACCATATTCTATCATCTTCTGGTTTTAACTTAAAGGAATCTCTGTCAGCTAATTTTAAGCGTAATTGAGCATCGTAAATGACATGTCCTACTCCGATCGTCCATACACGAGCACTGCATTTATAAGGGCGGTTTTTAATACCCTCAAAATGCTTAATTAACTTGATTCCTTCTTCAGAAGTTTTCATTATCTTTTCTTATCCCAATGACGAGAACCAAACCAGAAACCAATAATAGAAGCTACAATAGCCATCTCTTCATCAGAGAATATCATATTTAAAGCAACTTCAAAATTAACACCCGTTTTTATAGCCCATACCATACCAGCAATATCAGTAAAGAGAAGTAAAAACACAAAACAATAGGTAACCACAGGGCGAACAGAAGCACTGAGACTACGAATGAAAGGGCTCGCCGCTTCTTGAAGTTTGGCATCGTGTTGATAGAGGGCGACTCGTTCTTCTGCATAGGTCTGCATTTCAACTTGATCTGTTCTAAATTCTTCAATACGTTCTTGTGACGCATAACCTTTTTCGGCAAGAGCGAGAGTTCGTTCCATGTCCAGTTTAGCCATTTGCAATTCATGCTTCTGGTCTCCTTTTTGTTGGAAAAATTGTAATACACTAGGGAGCCCTGATGTGGCAAAACCTAAAATACCTGATAATATACTTAACATTGTTGCTCCTTAATTAATATCTAATCTATTTGTTGTTGCTTTTTGTAGTGCTTTCATTTTGTCATTTACGCCTGATATAGCCGCATTGACTTCACTACGTATACTTGATAATGACGCTTCTACTTCGCGTGCAGTTCCTTTACTGACTGCGGTTGATTCACGAGCTAGAGCAATTGCATCACTGGCTTTTTCTTGTAGTTTAATATTAGCTTGCATCAACTCCATATAGCGTTCTTGTTGTGCTTGGAGTTTTATTTCTAATGCTTCTATCTTTGATCCGTCAAATTCTTCAATAACCGAATGCATCTGATTGTAAAGGGTTATCATCCAATAAGCTCCTCCACCTAGCACCGGCAATGCCGCTAAGACCAGCGTTAACATCGTCCGGGAGGATAAAGTCAAGGAGAATGTTTTGTTGTTGTCCATATTCTTGTTCCTGTACTAAATTCAATATATCGTTCAATTGTATTTGTTGCAGCTCGAGGCCGTTGTTTAAAATATCCAGTGACATGGTTATCCCAAATCCTGGTACTAGCTCTTTACCTGCAGGAACCTTGACTTCCTGTTTAGACTCTGATTTCTTTTCTTCTTTCTGCTCTTCTTTTGGCTTTGATTCTTGCCGCGATTCTGTTCCGCTTGAGCTGTTCGTAGTAGCTTCTTTCTTTGTTTCTTGTTTCGGCTGGGTTTCTCCAGATTCCACCTTCGGGGGCGGCATAAGTTCTGGCATCGTCGTAGTCAGAATCTGCACACTTTCCGGCGCAGTTACATTGTCTGTAGGTGTGGTTATAGCACTCATGGATTGACTGACTTCTGTCGACTGGTCTGTTGAAGGCGTAGTTCCAATAGGCGAGACTGGGCTTACTGGACTTGTTAAATTCATTGGGTTTGTTAGCGTTTGTACGCAAGTGTTGTTTGAGTCTACCCAGTCTGTCCACTGTCCTTGACCATAAGGGTCTGAGCACTGAAAGCTTCTGACCTGTGTTATTGTTCCTTCGTAACCAGTTTGGCATGTTAGTTCCCTACTTTCTGCCGTTTCAATACAAGTAGCTGGTGCAGGGCTACAATTTTCGGATGTAGTAACCCAAGGCCCGTATGTATCAGCTTCACAATAATAATCACGGCTTTGGTTAACCACGCCAATAGTGTTAGGCTCAGTACATGCAATTGTTTGATACTCCACTGTATTACTACACGCGGGTTGTGCTTGATAGCCTGTACAGTACGGATCATTGATCCAGTAACTTGTTGGTATACAGAGATAGGTTTCAATGAACGTATCCAGTTCAATGCCGTCACAATAGAGTGTACCAGGTACGATTGTATTTTCTTCAATATTTGCATAACACGACCAAGCATATACATTACTCCTAGTTAGTATCAGGATTATAAGGCTGAGTAGTAACCTCTTCATCGACCTTCACCTGCTTCTTTGTTTTTAATTCATAGTTTGATCCATAAAGCTTTTTAAATCTAGCTTTATCAAGTTGCCACCAGCCTTCTCTTGCAGCATCACCAACTGATCCCATAACAGGGCAAGGACTGCCTGACATTTCCATAGCATCCCAAACATCTGGATTTTTACAGAGTAATGACACTGCTGCTACTTTGAGCCCCATGTCATGTAGAGCCTTTGCATTTTTTAGTCTTACGCAGTTATCATCTGTCATAACAGTCCCCCCTGAAATTGCAAAGACTCCTGTATTAGCTCCACCTGAAACAGGAACAGCACATACATCTTGGGAAAATGCAGACATGGACGGCGCCATGGCTGAGGGAACGGGTTGGCCTTTATACTCAATCACTGTTTTAGAATCAGCAAAAGCATAGTTTGCTAAAACCAAAAAGAAAGAAGCGCCTATAGCAACGCTAAGATACCAAATAAAATCTTTCAACTAATTACCCCAAATCTATTGACTTATAGGCAATATTATACATTAAAAATTCTTTATCTATAATGAATTTAAGCTATATATTATTTTAGGATTAGGGTCAACAGCAGTTATATTAGCTGAAATAATTGTTTTTCTAATTTTGTTATTAAGCACTGGAGCTCTGTGTATTACATAGCTAGGAAATAGTAATATATCGCCTTCTTTTATTTCAGGGGTTATTATTTTATCTTGGTCCGCAGGGTCAATTAGTTCTGTTTTTGGAGATTCTTTATCTAACTCTAAATAATAAACAACAGTAAAATTATGCCCGTGTGTATGCCATCCATGAGTATCATTATGATAATATTGCTGAAACCATAAGTCTTCTATATGACACTCTACATATCCTATTTGATTTATAATTTTAGTTAGCTCTTCTTGTAATACAGGATAACAAAACTTTGCCCATTCTCTAGTTAAATTTTTTCCTGAATTCCAGTCTAATTTAGTTATTCTATTACTAAAGACACCCGCTTCCTCTTGTAGTGTTTCATGTTTATTATCATCTATAAGTTTTAGTATCTTATCTTTTATATCATTATGCTGTTCAAATGCACCTAGTAAGTAAAAAGAACCTAACTTATGCTTATAATATTTACTCATCCTATTTAAAATAAGGACCTTCAAGCCAAGTAACTACAGAATATCTAATACCTTTTGTAACAGGTTCAACTCCATGTACCATATAACTTGGAAATACTATTACAGCCCCTTTAGTTTGTGGAGGATAATATATATTGCCGTCTGCATTTAAATAAAACTTACCCCCCTCATAATCATCATTTAAAAATGCTAAAGCAGTGAGCTTTCTTGTTTTATTGCCATGTGCATGAAAAGTATCTACATGAGCTTTATAATGTCCTCCTGGTTTATATATTAAAAACTCAGTTTGATGTGAATGAGTAACATTATACTTCCACCAATAATGATTAGCATTTAAAGCTGTAGCAGTTAGTATAGCTCCAATACCTTTATTGACTGGTAAAAAAACTCTTTCTGTATCTCGAATACTTTTATCTACATTACCTATTCCTGGGCCCACTTTAGGCTCTACTTTTTCATATTGCTCTGTAGAATATGTTTCAATCATAGAGTTACAAAACACATCTGGTAAATGGTTTTCAAATTCAGCAATAGTTGCTAGATGTTCTATTTCTTGATCGTGATTACTAGAAAGTTTAATTTGTCCAAGCTGTTCACGTTTATCATATTTCCACTCAGCATGAGGTCCGTCTGCATCTACATAATGTAAAAATACTTGAGCTTGCCACTCACCTTCAAACTTTTCACGCCAATGATAGACATCCATCCCGCGATATAAAACCGCATCTCCGACTTCCATAATTATCTCAGAAGCTTCTGTTTTATCTTCATTGTGACCCATGTAAATAGGCCATTTAGTGCCTGAAAAACCAAGAGTTAATGTAGCAGATATTTCACAGGCAGGGCGATCACGATGTATAGTTAATTCTTCGCCAGGTTTATATAATCTTGCATAAGAGTAGGTAGGATATAATTTTTTACCGCAGTGTTTTTCAAAATGAGGTAATAGTTCTTCTAAAAGCTTATCAAAGATAGGAGCACCATGAATAGCTTCTGACAGAGGGCATTGTTCATCTTGGGTTGTCTGACCTTGTGTAATTAAGTTTTTTAATTCAGTAGTGAGTTGAGCACAATCATCTTTATCTATAAAGTTTGGTATATATAAGTATTTATGATGTTCAAATTTTTTTGCATCATCTAACATGTTTGCCTTTCTATAAATAAAAACAGCTAAGTCTTATTATAACCTAGCTGTTTTAAAGTTAACACTACCTTACATTAAGTAGTTGGTGGTGCAACATCCACTGGTACCAATTTACATACTTGGTCTACAGTATCATAATAAATGTATTGTGTTGCTAATTCATCAGATACATCTGTCCAAAATAAAGGATCAGCTACTTCAAATACAGTGTCTTTAATTTCAGCTACTCTACATGAGTTCGGGACATCTGACCAAATTGGCTCTGACGGTGTATCTGCTGTTGCCTCTGTATACCCACTAATGTATTTGATAGGAGCTTCATTAGGACTTATTAACGCTTTTTTCATATTTATTCTCCTTATTGTTCAATCCATTCAACAATTACACATCCACCAACTCCAGAAAAAGTACCAGCCCCTGGACCAGCTGCACCTGAATCCCCTACAGTAACAGCTACTGGACCGGTTACAGGTATATTACCCGCGTATCCATTACCTCCTACGCCTCCAACACCATTACCGAAACCACTTGAACCTGCTGGTTCAGCACTAGAATTAGGTACATCATACGGGTTAGCTCCAGGTGTTTGAGTAGAGTTAGTTTGAAGATTCGACTGCTTACCTAACGGGCCATAGCGTCCATCACCTCCGGTGTTCGCAGTACCAGCTACAGCAGCAATAGCTATAGCTCCCCCTGAACCTACTGAACCACTACCGGGGTTTCCAGGCACAGTAGTAGGAATTCGTCTACCCCCTTGACCGCCTGTTGCGGAAACAAAAGCACCAAAAGAACTTGTTCCGCCGTTTTGAGTTGGGTTTAGACCACCACCTGTGTTAGGAGATGAACCGCCTCCCCCGCCACCAACTACGTGAGCTGATACATAGTTTGACGAAGAAGGTTTAGTCCATGTGCCTGGGGATGTAAATAATTGAAGTCTTAAACCACCTCCACCGGCTGATACAGTGCCGCTTGTCCAAGTTGTACCATCAGATGTTAGGACGTTACCTGATGTACCTGGAGCGACTTCTTGAAATGATGATGTACCATTACCTAATAAAACGTTGTTAGCTGTAAAGCTTGAAGCGCCTGTACCACCGTCAGCGACTGCTAAGTCAGTAATTCCTGTAACTGATCCGCCAGTAATAGTTACTGAGTTTGAGTCTTGTGTTGCAATAGTACCAAGACCTAATGATGTTCTAGCTGTAGCTCCAGATTCTGCAACCCATGTTGAACCATCACCAACAATAAAGTTACCATCTGTTTTTGCTAAACCACCAATAGCAGTTAAGTCTGCATCGTATGCTTGAACATCAACACCAACTTCGGTATCCATAGCTTGTTGAGCCGCCGCTGCAGAAGCTGCTGTAAATACGTTACCACCAACTGCACCTGCACCTAAATTAGTTCTTGCTGTAGCCGCGTCAGTTGCTCCTGTACCACCTTGAGCTACTGCTAATGCGTTTGTTAATGTTAAAGTTCCTACAGAAGCTGTATTAAAATGATTTACTGCGTCAACAACGTTTGTTGCATTGTTAAATACCAACATCGCTTTACCAGCTGGAACGGCTACGCCTGTACCTGTTGAGTTCTTAACTGTGATTGCATCAGCACATCCATTGTTTACAAGGTAGAACTTTTCAATAGCCGGGACTATTAAGTTTTGTGCACCACCTGATGTGCCTGTTAAGTTTAATCTCAAATTACGTGCTGTTTGAGTCGCGTTTGTATCTGTTAGTGTTAGAGTTACTGGTCCACTTGCGAATGTAACATCAGCTGAACCTGTAATAGCTTCTTGAATGGCTGTACCTATGTTTGTATTTGTAGTTACACCCCAAGTTCCTGATTGCTCGCCTGTACCAATTAACTCAAATTTTAAATCTGAATATGTACTTGCCATTTTTAATTACCTCTTATGTATTATGATTTTCCTGTCGCAGGCACGCTTGTTACGTGAACAGCTAAATGTTTCTTACCATTCCACGCGGCACCACAATCAGAACAGGTTCCTGATTCGTATTCTTCGGCATCAACTTCCATGCCACAATTTGAGCACTCTAAGTGCACTTCATATTTATTTATAATTTTACCATTAATTTCTTTTGCGTCTACTATCATGCTGCAATCTCCGTCCAGTTTGGTGTTTGCGACGTATCTATTTCACCCCAAACTAAAGTAAATGTTTGTGTCTGCCCAGTTGCCTGAACTCCTATTACATAGACATTAGCTTTTGCTATTACAGAAGCACTGCCTAATCCTGTTGTGCCTAATACTCCTGTTGGGAATACTGTGGCTTTTGCTACTACAGACTCTTCACCTAACCCTGTGGTACCCTGAACTCCAATAGGGTAAACATTAGCTATACCTATGAATGAAGGTGTTCCAGTTTGACCTGTAGCACTAACGCCGGTTACGTCTACATTACCTTCAGCAATAACTGTTTCTTCACCAAGCCCAGTTGTGCCTTGTAATCCAGTTATACTAATTACGTTGTTTGTAATTAAGGTTTGATTACCTATTACAGCTGTTGCTTCTAATCCTGTTACATCAAGATTTTGCTGTGCTTGTGGTTCAACATCACCTAATGCTGTAGTACCTTGTAGTCCAGTAATACTTATTACATTGTTAGTAATTAAGCCTTCATCACCAACTTGTCCTGTACCTTCAACACCTGTAACAGCAACATTTGCTTCACCAATAGTAGCTTCTTCACCTAGCCCAGTAGTAGCGGAAGTACCATTAACTAATACAAATAGTGTATCAGCGCCCCAAGGGCCTTCACTCCAAGGACCTCCTCCCCAGCCTACATAAGCTACATCAACTGAAGTGTCTCCAACTGCGCCTGTAGAACTAACGCCAGTAAGGTTTATTATCTGGTCAGTTTCAGGTGTTTCATTGCCTAATCCACTTACACCTGCTAGTCCAGTAACAGATATATTATTGTTTGTAATTAGGCTTTCATCACCTAAAGCACTCGTGCCTGCTATTCCAGTAACTTCGGTAGTAAATATAATAGTTACATTTTCATCACCTACATTACCTGTAGCACTTAGTCCAGTAACAGAGACATTATTATTGGTTACTAAATCTTCTTCACCAAGTCCGGTTGTACCAGCTAAACCACTTAATGTGACTGTTGCTTTTGCAACAACTGCTTCGTCACCTACACTTGCAGTTGCAGTGACTCCATCTACATTAACTAATAGTAGTTCTGTACCAAAGCTACCCTCAGACCAGGGCGCTTCACCATAGCCTGAGTATAATGTAGAGGAAGCCATTACTAGCTCCTATTAAGCAATTCTGATAATAGCGTCAGTTGCGTCAGCTGTTGGGAATACAATAGTAAAGTCACCAGCAGTAGAAGTTTTATCTCCACCAAAGTCTAGAACAGCAACAGCAGCATTAGATGCAGATGAGTTATAAATCAAAGCACCAGATGCAGTAATAGTTGCAGTAGACCATGTAGTATTAGCAAAATCAGTAAACGCTGTAGTACCTGATGATGTAGGGGTTACGTTAGTTAGTGTATTACCACCAGCTGAATAACCTGTTCCAGATGCTTCATCAGAGTTACCTGTTACATCAGAATAGTTTGTTGTAGCTGCGCCATATGTACCTACAATACTTGCAGTTGCTCTAAATAATGCAATCTTAAAAGTATTACCTGTACCGTTTGTAAAATCATGTGTTCCTGTTAATAACTCTGTTTTAAACGAGGTACACATTGCTTGTGTTAAACCTGCCATAATTAGCTCCTTATTGTTCTAATAAATTTATAAGTTCAGGGTACCCCGCTTCACGGAGTTTGTTTGCAATAGTCGTATTATACGACATAATTGCTTGCTTTATATAAGTAATCAGTATGCCTCTGATTTGATTTTTAAACGCCTCAGCTTGATCCCTTATGACAGGATTGCTTTGACTACCTACATAAATTATTTTATCCAGTGCCATCTCGGCAACTTCTTCTGGTGTCATTCCTCTATTTTGAGTAGTTATAACTTTAAAGTCACCAGGAGGAAATATGTTTATACTTTCACCTTTCATCGGTTAATCACCGGTATCCTTTCTTGCCCACTTCTGTAAGCATCACGGCGATTTTTACCTTCGCCTAAGTTTTGTAATAACTGCATTGCTTCGTTGTATCTTGCTGTATACATTGCTACTGTGTCCGGCTCTTCCTTAAGGAACGCTGCGGCTTCAAGTAAAGCCCCATATAAAAGAGCAGTGTCGAAATTATTTCCCAACCAAGTAGTACCGGCAGTAACAATAGACTCAGGGTAGTAATAATAATGAAGCTCAGAATTATAATTAGCATCTGGTGTAGGACCGAGTAGCATCGATGTATCACTAAATATAGCATAATATTGTGGCACTCCATAAAATGGTGAATCAGTGTCAGGGAAAGACTCTCTAATAAAATTTACGTCTTTATTCAGTAAGTATGTATATTCATTATTAGCATTAATCACAGCAATACTAAATGTAGATAACCAATCACTGGGTAAACTAAAATATTTATTACCGCTTGTCATATTACCTGTTACATTTTTACGTAAGTCTGGTAATTGAACTGTGTTATATATACGTTGTTCAGCGTTCTGTATAAATGTATTTATATCAGTAGTACTATACTGGTTTTCAGTATAAGACTGTATTGCTGCTACTAATTCTGCGTAAGTCATTCTTTATCCTTATGCCATTGGGCCGCGTGCTTTTGTACCTTTTGTTGCTGCACCATTACCACGTGTGACTACGCCTTCAGTCTTAACATCCTTTTCAGGATAACCAGCTGTATTAGGCACTGCAACCATTTCTGGTTGTTTGTATGTAGTATTGCAGCCTTTTCTATCTTTGTTCATATTATACTCCTAAGTTGTTGTTACTGTAACCGTGCCGACCCCGCCGTCTGCTTGCAAATCATCTTCTAACCCTGCTAGCTTCAACGGATTATTTAATCCCACGGGATTCCAACCCCATTGAATGTCTCTACTACTATATATACCTGATGGCACAAAACTTAAATCAGGTCTTGGATCACGCACTGCTTGTGGATCTTCTACAGGGTACATACCTTGTAAATTTTGTGGGTGATCGGGTTCCCAACATTCTTTGCAAACTTTGATCTCAGTATTGTTTGTTCGTATTGTTAACTTTCTTAACTCTTTTAACTTAAACTGAAATCCACATCTGTCACAATCGGCTATTGCATTTTTGCCTGAGGTAAACTTATTAGCCATTTTTAACCTTTATAAATATTGAGGACGGGGCACTAATCTATAGTCTGCTTTTTCTCTGTCCTCTGTTGAAGCCAACATCCATTGTTCTTCATATTCTTGTTTTAAAAACTGAGTTCTATCTCCAGCATTAGGTAACTTCATACTTAAATAAAAAGCTAATCCTGCAACTAAACACGGCAAGAATCTAAACGGTATATCTTGAGTATTAACTCCGGTACCTGCATCTTGTATACGTCTTAATCTCCAATACTTAAATGTATAAGTATTATCTTGGTTTGGAGTAGGCCATACATTAATTGATGGCTGCGTTGCTTGCCTATTTATCCAAACTTGAATTGGTCTACCTGTTGCATTCTTAGCAGGAATTGAAATATATGTATCTGCTGATATTCTTGATATTGTAATATCTTGTTGGTTCTGACCTGTTCCTGTTCTAATCACATGGTCTAATAAATCAATTGTATCTGCAGGTAAATTATAAGTTGCTGTACCATTTGTTAAAGCTATAGAACCTTCTTCAATTGTCCAAAGATTAATTCCTCGGTTTGCCCATTCTGCAGTTAATAAGTTTAGGCTACGTCGTGCTGTTCTTAGATCATATCCAGTACGAAGTTCTTGACCACATCGCTCGAATGCTTCTTCGACTAACTGATTTAAATCTAAGTTAAATGCTGCTGTTCCTGAAGTTGCCATAATTTATCCTATTTCTTTTTTCTTTTTAGTGGTGCTACTCTTCTTGGTTTACCGGCTGGCTGACCAAGACTTTTCTTTTGTGCTATGCGAGACTTTTTCTCAGCTGATGTCATCTCACCTGAAGTCTTTGGTGTTTCACTTGTGACTCGTTTGCTAGGTCTGCAATATGGAGTTCCTCGTGATTCACCTTTACTTCTACCACACGCTTTGCCAGTTCTAACATCTTTCCAATCTTCTTGGAACCAACGTTTCAACGCAGCACCTTTAGCTGTCTTGCGGACTGCCATTATTTACCCTTGTTTTTTCTGCACTTAGCAATAGCACCAGATGCGTATGCACTAGGAAAAACTTTATATTGAGCTTTTACCTTTTTATAACACGCATCTTTAACTGTACCGCCTTCCTTAAGCTTTTTAAGCTTTTTCTCAGACATACAACCCATGCCACGTGAAGCTCTCATTACACCATCATACCTTTGGTTTTACCTTTAGTAGCTACGCC